ACGACAGAACTGACATCTGCTATTACGTTGTCTGCTACTCGTGCTGTTATCTTCTCACCTACCTTCACAGGTACGTTCTCAACTGATGAGATTATCACACAGTCAAGAACCGTAGGTGGACAACAGGTAACTGCAAGAGGTCGTGTTATATCATGGAATACCACAACAAAAGTTTTGAAGTATTATCAAAACAGAATTGATGGTGTGTTCCCAGAAATTACTGGTAACCTAACAGAATTTGAAGGAGGTAACCCTGTCACAGGTGCTACTTCTGGTACATCCGCTGATCCTGATATCAACTTCCCAGTTGTATCTGGTATCTCGACCCGAGTCATCAACAACACTGAATATGACTTAGGTATGTCCTTTACTAATGGTTATGCGAAACCAGAGATCGATCCTAACTCAGGAGAGATTATCTACATAGATAACAGAGGAGCAATCTCTCGTGCTGGTGACCAAATTGAAGATATTAAAATCGTAATCGAGTTCTAAGATGCCACAGAATACCAATCTGAATATAGCTCCTTATTTTGATGACTTTGATAAGGACAAAAACTTTTACAGAGTTCTCTTTCGACCAGGATTCCCAATCCAAGCGAGAGAACTTACCACTATGCAATCTATTTTGCAGAACCAAGTGGAAGCAATGGGATCACACCTCTTCAAGGAAGGTGCAATGGTTATCCCAGGTCAAGTTGGATATGACCTTAACGTAGATTGTTTAATAATCCAGCAGTCATTCTTAGGAGTAGACGTAGAGACATATCGTACACAGTTAAATGGAAAAATTGTAGAGGGTCTTACCACTGGCATCAAGGCAAAGGTTCTTTTCTCTATTCCAGCAACAACAAGTACAAGAGGATATATCACATTCTATATTAAGTATGTTGAGTCAGGAGACACAACATCTGACGCTACTACAAAGAAGTTTGGTAATAACGAACAGTTGATATGTGAAAATGAGATAACTTTCGGTAACAGTTTGATCGAAGTTGGATCACCATTTGCACAGTTACTTCCAGTAAATTCTACTGACATTGGATCTGCTGCTTATATAAGTGAGGGCGTATATTTTATAAGAGGACACTTTGTAGATGTTCCTACTGAATACATTATATTAGAACAGTATGATAACAACCCATCATACAGAGTTGGTTTTGATATCTCAGAATCTATCATCACGCCAGAAGATGATCCATCATTAACAGATAATGCTATTGGTTCGTCTAACTATTCTGCACCTGGTGCACATAGATTTAGAATTAAAACACAGTTAGTTAAGAAACCTATCAATGATGATACAGATAAGAACTTCATTGAACTTCTTCGTATCAGAAATTCTACTGTTGAAAACTTTGTTGATACAACATCATACAACGAGATTGAGAAATCTATTGCTCGTCGTACATTTGAAACACATGGTGACTATGTTGTTAACTCATTCGAGGTTCGTGCAAGAGAACACTTAAACGATCAGTTTAATAATGGTGTGTATCTTCCAGGAACTTCATCACCTGATGATCAGGTTGCTAGTGAGAACTTTGCTGCACTAGAAGTAGGACCTGGTAAAGCATATGTAAAAGGTTATAGAACTCAATTACTTGCATCTACATATGTTGATGCTCCTAAACCAAGGACATTTATAGGACGTCAGAACCAAATCATTCCTATTGACCTATCACAGTCAGTAGAGGTATATGACATTTGGGGGTGGCCAAGTATTGCAGGAGAAGGTGTTACTAACTGTTATCAGGTTGTTGATCTTAGAGACAACTGGTTAGGAACTGGTGCTTCTAATGCTGCACAAGGAAATAAGATTGGTAAGGCAAGAGTCTTACAACTAGAAACTGATGGAACAAAATATAACTTGTTCCTATTTGATATACAGATGTTTACTGCAATTAACTTTGCAAGTTCACAGACTATAAATGATGGAGAGGTAATTATAGGACGTTCATCTGGTGCAAGAGGATATGTATATGAAGCATCTGGTGACTCTGCTGTTGTTCATCAGGTATCTGGTGAGTTCCAAATAGGAGAAGTTCTAGAAAGAGATGGTCGTGTATTAGATACATGTTCTGCTGTATTCAACTATGAACAATCTGATGTACGTCAGGTGGTTGGATATGAAGATCCAGCAACATCTGCCACTGTGACATTTACTGCATCATTAGCATTAAATGAATCAATATCATTGATTGGTAAGACAGTTACAGTTGACCAAGCATCTTCTACTAAGACAATCACTGGTTTCGATACTGCATTCTCTGCTGATATCAGACCTGGTGAAGTTATATCTCCTGTTGCTACTACTAACAAAGGTCAGACATCACTTAGAGTTAAGAGAATTGATTCTACTAGCATTGCATTTACTTCTGCTAATAGAAAGAACTCTGGTCTAACTCCTGTATTTGATTTTGGATTACAGACTGCTGTATTAGATTCTAGTTTAACAAAAGGTAGTATAACTGACGCAGAATATCCTGCTATCCAGTTTACACGTTTACGTCCTATCTTTACACAGAAGAATGTAAGAGACGGTGAACTTGTAATTGATATGCCCAAGAAGGCAATCAAGTCTATCGCTGATGAATCATTTACATCTATCAAGACTTTCTATAACAAACAGTTATCATCTGGTGACGTTACATTTACACTACCAGAGAACGAACAGTTTACTACATTAGATAACGAGAACTATAACTTAACTATCGTTACTGGATCTAACTCCAACACAGGATATGGTTGGTCCCCAGGTACTAACCTTGACATTGAGAATGAATCCACAAAACAATCACCTACTATCTCAGTTTCATTTGGTGCTAACAGACAGTCACTACAAATTACTGGTATCAACAATGGTTCTGGTGGTAGTGCTAACATTACTCGTGTTACACTGACTGCTGCTGTATCTGTAAACACTGTATCTAAGAAAATTAAAACTGCTGCTAAGATGAGAACCATGAAGGTTATCAGAACCAGAGAGCAGAATGATGTAATGAATTACGGATTAGCATTTGGTAACTTGTATGGTACAAGAATTGAAGATGAAGAAATATCTTTTGCATTGAATGACGTTTATAAAGTGCATGCTGTATATGAATCTACTGATGACAATGATGCACAAGTCCCTTACGTTGTACTAACAGAAAACGTATTCTTCGACAACGGTAGTGTTGTTGTAGGAAGAACATCTGGTGCAAGGGCAAGGGTAGTATCATTCAACTCCAACAACAATAGGTTGTATGTAGTTCCATTAAGTTCTGATTACTTTGGAACTGGTGAAACTATTGATGGATTTGATGCTGACTTGAATGCACTTGTCGGTGTTACTGAGGATGGTGATGGAGCAATCGAAAGAGGATCCAGAGACATCTCAGGTAATTTTGACCTAGATTCAAACCAAACACCATTCATGTATGGTGTATCAAAAATTGTTAGGAAGGCAGGAACCAGCGAACCAAAGAGAAAACTCGCTGTTGTATTTGACTACTTTATTCACGAACCATCTGGCGATTATTTCTCTAACCAATCTTACTCTGGTATAGGATTCTCCGAGATACCTAAGTATAGATCTGAACGCAACTCAAAGTACTTAACAGATGGAATTGATTTCCGTCCTGGTGTTGGTGAACTTGCTAGTGGTTCTGGTACTGTGGAGCAACCGTACTTCACAAATTGTAAGTCTCTTGACTTCGACTCTCGTATTTTTACAAGCACAGGTGGTGCTGGTGGTTCTACTATTTTTAATATACCCAAAGTAGAAGAATTCTTCCGTGCCGACTACGACTACTATCTACCACGTCAGGACAAACTCTTCATGACACATGATGGAGATCTAAAACTCTCCATGGGTGTTCCTAATGAAGATCCCCCAGAGGCAGATAACATTGATAAAGCAATGTTACTTGCCAAAATTCAATACGAACCTTATGTGTATGATGTAGAAGAGGACATCTTAATTACACTAAACCAGCAACGTCGTTACACTATGGAAGACATAGGTAACATGGACAGACGTTTACAGTCTCTTGAATACTATACATCATTATCATTACTAGAAGCAGATGCTAGAAATACAAGAGCGTTTGACTCTGATGGTTTTGATAGATTGAAAAACGGTTTCATGGTAGATGACTTTACAGATCATTCTACTTCTGCTGTTGATAATATAGACTTCAAGTGTTCTATGGACTTTAATAATGGTATACTACGTCCTTCACATTACACCTCTAATATATCTCTCGAATTTAGTGGTAGTGCATCAAGTAATGTAACAGATCATAATACTAGACAACTTCGTTCTGGTAAGACAGGTGCTAACGTATTGACTCTTCCTTATGAAGAAGAAGCAATCATTATCCAACCTTATGCTTCTAGAATGGAGAACGTTAACCCATTTAACGTATTCACATTCATAGGACGTATTGACTTACTTCCAGCATCTGATGACTGGACAGATACAAGACGTGCTCCTACAAGAGTTACATCTATTGAAGGTAACTTCACTGCAACAAGACGTAGATTCAGAACTAACAATGCTGGATTTGCTCCTATACAATGGAATGCATGGAGAACTAACTGGACAGGTACTAGAAGGTCAGAGACAAGAAGATGGAGGGAAACAACATTTGCTAGGGGTACACCTAGAAGAGTCCTAGCGGGTGAGACTATTACTACAACTCGTCGTCAGGTAAGATCTGGTACTCGTATCAGAGTTGTACCTAGAATTGACAGACGTTCACTTGGTGATAGTATTATTGATAGCACATTTATACCATGGATCAGATCTAGGAACGTTGCATTTGATGTAGAACGTGTAAAACCAAAAACAAGAATGTATGGATTCTTTGATGGTGATAGTGTAATGAATTACATTACTCCAAAACTAATTGAATTAGTTAAGAACTCATCAGAAGATCCTAAGACAAATGAGACACCATTTGTTATTGGTGAAACTGTTATTGGATTGAACTCAGGTTGTCGTTTAAAAGTTGTAGCACCTAATAATGGTCTAACAACTAACCCTTATACAGCAACTAATGATTCATTACCAGACTCTTATGCATCACAAACCGCAGTCTTAAATATTGATACAACTGAGATTGCAAGACAAACAAGAGGAGACTCTTACGGAAATATAGCAGTGGGAGAAGTACTACTAGGTCAAACATCTGGTGCTCGTGCTGTTGTCAAAGATCGTCGTCTCATCTCCGATCTCTTGGGTATTGTAAAAGGAACATTCTTTATACCTAACCCAAGAAGAGACGCGAACCCAAGATGGGCAACTGGTTCCAGAACTATGCGTTTAACATCTTCTGAGCAAGATAGTAGGTTACCAGGTGCTGTTGATTCTGCTGCTGAGGCAGAATATACTGCAAGAGGTACATTGAATACGTTACAAGAGAACGTACTTGCAGTTAGAAACGCATCTATCGTTCGTGATACTGTCAATGATAGAAGGACAGTAAGGTCGGTGAGAACAAACACAAGACAAGTTGGTTGGTGGGATCCACTAGCACAATCATTCCTACTTGAAGCACAAGGTGGTATGTTTGTAACTGGTGTTGATATCTACTTTGCAACTAAGGATCAGAAGATCCCTATCTCTATGCAGATCAGACCTATGGAGAATGGTTATCCTACTAAGGACATTCTACCTTTCTCTGACTGTACATTGATTCCATCACAGGTTGAGATATCAGAGAACGCATCTATTGCAACTAGGTTTGAGTTCCCTGCACCTGTGTATATTCCAGAATCAGAAGAACATTGCTTTGTTCTATTCTCTGACTCTAACGAATACAAGGTATGGATATCTCGTATGGGTGATATTGATATCACAGGTACAAGAACTATATCTGAACAACCTTATGCTGGTGTTCTATTCAAATCACAGAACGCATCTACATGGACTGCTGACCAATATGAAGATTTGAAATTCAATCTTTATAGAGCGAAGTTCAATACAAGTGTAACTGGTAGTGCTGTATTCAATAACGCATCACTTGGTGCTGGTAATGATGGTCTTGCATCGCTTGTAAACAATCCTATTACAACGATACAACCACAGCAAAACATTACATTAGCAACTGGTGTAACTTACGCATTCACTGTGGGTGCAAGAGTTATACAGTCACCATCTAATGCACAGGGTACAGTTAAAGAATTTGATTCTACATCAGATCCACAAGTCTTAACTGTTACAGATATCAGTGGTACATTCGTACAAGGTATTGTAGATAACTCTGGTAATATTACCAACGCAATGAAGTCATCACAGTCATCCGCTACTATTGTTTTATCAGCAATATCTAACGGTGTGTTTGAAGTTGGTGATGTAATCACTGGATCATCTTCTGGTGCTACTGCAACTGTTACTGCATATGATACTGGTACATCTACTATAACTGCTAACTACGTTTCCAAAGCATTTGACGTTGGTAACGATACACTGTCAGAACCTGGTGGTGTAAGTGGTACTATCTCATCTGCATCATATAGTGGTGACTCATATACAGGATACCCTGTATCACAACCTACTGTAAGAGCAGGAGACAAGAAAATTATTGTATACCAACCTAATCATGGTATGCACAATAGAGCAAATAACGTTGAGTTAAAGAACGTTGTTTCAGAGATACCAGCAACTACATTAACATCTAACTTATCATCTACTGCTACTACATTGTCAGTAAATGATGCAGGAAGTTTCCATAAGGTAGTTAACGGTAAACCTATTAGTACAACTAACCCAGGATATGTGATGTTAGTTGGTGAGAGTTCAGATAACCTTGCTCTTGATCCTCCATCACCTCCTGGTGGTGACGATGATGCAACAGAGGCATGGAGAAGTATCATGCATGTTGTTTCTGCAAAAGAAATTATTGCTTACTCAGCAATATCAGATAACGGTAAAGAGATTACTGTTGCACCATCTGGTAGAGGTATTACATCTGCTGTTATGAACACAGGTGCTGCACTCACATGGCCATCAGAAACAACTGTAAGATGTTATAATCTTGATGGTATACCACTAACAGAAATCAACAAAGTTCACACTGCTATCGGAGATCCTACTCTTGATAGTTACTCACTATCAACACAATCTGTTGCTAGTGTCGGTATAGCAACTGGTGGATCTAACGTCAGTGCATCACAGAACATACCATTTGAACTTATCACACCTACTATACAGGTTCTAAATTTCAAAGAAACTGATATAGCACCTACCTTGAATACCACATCTGGTACATCTATCGGTACTGGTGGACAAGTTGTTGACCAAGCATCATTCGTTAACAATGGTCAATATGATGAGATCCAGTTGAATGAAGAGAACTATTATGATAATCCTAGAATTATATGTTCCAATATTAATGAAGCAAATAAACTAGAAGGTTCTAAGTCTCTAACTATGAGAATTAACATGATGACTGAGAAGGACAATCTAACTCCTGTTATTGACCTTGATCGTGTCTCTGTAATTACTACATCAAATAGGATCAACAAGTGGCCAGGTGGTCCACAAGTCTTGGGAATACA